ATTAAAAGAATGCAAAAGATACATTAGTGAATACGTTGCTAAAGGCCGTGCAATGGGTGAATTAAACCACCCAACAGGTCCTACTGTAAATCTTGATAGAGTTTCACACATTGTAAAAGAGCTTTATGAAGATGGTAGAAATGTCTACGGTAAGGCTAAAGTTCTTGATACTCCAATGGGAAAAATTGTAAAAAATCTTATTGATGAGGGTGCTCAACTTGGTGTATCTACAAGAGGTATGGGTTCGTTAAAATCAAAAAATGGCTATCAAGAAGTTCAAGAAGATTTTATGTTAGCCGCAATTGACATCGTAGCTGATCCTTCTGCACCAAATGCTTTCGTCAACGGAATCATGGAAGGGCGTGAATGGATTTTTGAAAATGGTATTTGGTCTGAACGTCAATTAGATTCTGCAAGAAAAATTATTAAAAAATCTGGTTCAAAAAACTTAGAAAAAAACATTGTAAAAGTTTTTGAACAATATTTTAGGAACATCTAATGCCATTATTTGATCCCTACACTAATAAAATTTTATTAGAAGCTACTACTAAACCACGTAGAGTAAAAAGAAGATATGGTTTAGCTGGCACAACAGCAACAACCTTAAGTTCTCCGGGACCTTCTAGAATTGCTGCTGGTGGTGGTGGCTCTGGTGTGGGTATCACAGGTGGTTCTACAAAAGCATCCATGTCAACTCCTTGGGCGGGAACACCAGCTGCTCCTGGAACAGCAATGCCATCTGGTTCTGACATCGTATCACAGGGATATTGGGGAAATGTTGCGGCTAATGCTGATTCTGTTTTAAATCACTATCTTGGTTGGGTGCCAGACCCATTAGTTAAAGCTGGTGCAAAACAATTAGTCAAAACTGAATTAGCTGCAAGATATTTGGGCGGAATGTCACCAACAACTGGGTTGGTAGCTTCTTTGGGTGCTGCTGGTCCAGCTGCTTCAGCAGCTATAAGAGGAACCACAGCAATTGCAAGTATGTTGGGATTAAGCCCAACTGTAGCTGGTATGGCTGGTGTCCCCACTGGAAGATTTGGTAGACTTGGTATAGAAGTTTCAGCTAAGTTACCACAATTGGCCATGATGGGAATAGACCCATTAGATTGGGCTACAAAAGCATTTGGTGCACAATCTGCACTATCCCATATGTCAAATATTGGTTCTCAGACAGCTGCCGCTGCTGTTGGAGCAGGTGGCTATCTTGAGAGAGGCAAAAGAAAAGGAATATATTAAAAAATATAAATAATTAAAGTTTGAAGGATAAAATAATGAATAATCTAAACCCACAATTTATGCAAGGACAATTCCCAGTAAATGGTGATGCTCGTACCCCAGATGGAAAAGGTACTTACATCCCAAGACCTGTTGTTAAGGCTAATAATTTAGCCAAGGCACAAGTACCAACCCCAGCAGCAGCTGCCGCCGGTGCTTTTCCTTCCTCAATGAATAACGTCGATTACGGAACCTCAGAAAGAGAAAACGTTGTCGGTTATGAAGCTGAAGAAGAAGATGATGAAGAAAATGAAAACGAAGCACCCGATGTAACTGAAGTAGAAGAAAGCAATTCTGAACAATTTAGAAATGCTTTAACTTCATTGCTAGGTGAAAATGTTTCTGATGAAACTATTTCACAACTTCACGCAATTTTTGAAGCAGCAGTAACCGAAAAAACAAATAACAAAGTAAACAAAATTGTCAGCCAATTAGATGAAAACGTTGCTTCTTATCTTGAGAATGTAACAACAACTCTAGTTGAAAAAGTTGATGATTACCTTGATTACGTTGTCGAAGAATGGATGCAAGACAACAATATTGCCGTTGAACAAGGAATCAAAACTCAAATCGCTGAAAACTTTATCACTGGTTTGAAGAATCTTTTTGAAAATCACTACATCGATGTTCCAAATGAAAAGTATAACGCTTTAGATGAGCTTTATGCACAAAATAGAAATTTGGAAAATTCTTTAAACGCCACAATTAACGAAAATCTCAACATCAAGAAACAACTTATGTTGAACGAGTGTGCAACCATCTTTGTTGCTGAAACCAGAGATTTGGCTGACACTCAAGTTGCAAAACTTCAATCATTGATGGAAAACGTATCTTTTGAAAATGCTGACGAATATCAAGCAAAATTACTTGGAATTAAGAATAATTACCTTACTTCTCAAGCAAATTTTGTAAGACCAGCTCCACTTCAAAGAGCACAACCAATCAACGAAGAAATGACATTTTCTGCAGTAAGACCAATGGAATCTTCCACTGTAGAAAATTACGCTAATGTAATCGGAAAACTTAACAAAAAAGTATAAAAATAACAAATTATAAATAATTTTACTTAGGAGATATTTAACAAATGAACTTTCAAGACAATACCCCATATGATATTTTAACAGAGAAGTGGAATCCCGTGCTTGATCACGGCGCTCTTCCAAACATCTCTGATGACTACCGTAAGAAGGTCACAGCTGTCCTTCTTGAGAACCAAGAACAATCTCTTCGTTCTCAGTACCTCACCGAAACCGATGGTTTGATGAACTCTGCAAACTTGGGCATGCCAACCAGCTTCACCAATAACGGTGGAGTTGCAGGTTATGACCCAGTTCTCATCAGCTTAGTTCGTCGTGCAATGCCAAACTTGATGGCCTATGATGTTTGCGGCGTCCAACCAATGACCGCCCCAACCGGACTCATCTTTGCAATGCGCGCTAACTATGGTGGATTCCAATACGGCAATACCACTTCATATACCGAAGCCATGTTCCAAGAAGCAATTCCTGGATTCGGTGGTTCTGGTTATACACTCGGTTCAACCGAGAAGGGTATCTGCGGATTCTTTGGTCTCTGCGGTTCATGCGGAAACAGCGCATTTAACAACCCAGTTTACCTCAGAAACAACGCCACTGCAGCTCAATTCAGCTCATTCCGTGGTATGTTGACTGCTAACGGTGAAGGTTTGGGTAGCGGAACTTCTAATCCTTACAGCCAATTTAACCAAATGGCCTTCTCAATTGACCGCGTTGCCGTCCAAGCTCGTACTCGCGCTCTAAGCAGCAACTACACAATTGAATTGGCACAAGACCTCAAGGCTGTTCACGGTCTAGATGCAGAAGCCGAACTCGCAAACCTCCTCAGCACTGAAATTCTTGCTGAAATCAACCGCGAAATCGTCAGAACCATCTATTATGTTGCTCGTAGAGGTTCTGTCCAAAACGATATCACCTCTTCTGGTATATACGACCTTAACCAAGACTCTGACGGTCGTTGGTCTGCCGAAAGATTCCGTGGCCTCACTTTCCAAATTGAACGTGAATGCAACGCAATCGCCAAGGAAACCCGTCGTGGTAAAGGTAACTTCGTCATCGTTGACAGCGATACTGCTGCTGCTCTAGCCATGTCTGGCTTCATGAGCCTCAGCCCCGGCATCGCACCACAACTCAATGTTGATGATACCCAAAGCACCTTTGCTGGATTGCTAAATGGAAAAGTCCGCGTATATATCGATCCTTACACCCCACTCGGCGTAAACTTCTTCTGCGCCGGTTATAAGGGCGAGTCTCCATATGACGCTGGTCTCTTCTACTGCCCATACGTTCCTCTCCAAATGGTCCGTGCAGTAGATCCAGATACTTTCCAACCAAGAATTGGATTCAAGACCCGTTACGGCGTAGTTGCTAACCCATACGTCCTAAACGGAACCACACCAGACGGTGAAGCTCTCACTCAAGGTATCAACCAATACTACCGCCTAACTCAAGTCAATAACCTCCACGGTATGACCCAAGGTTAATAGGTAAGTAAAGAGACGAATAAACCCCTCCCGAGAAATCGGGAGGGGTTTTTCTTTGCATAAATATTTTAGCGGCATCTTTTAAAATAAAAATGACAACTAATCCTTGCCAAAGCAATACTAATAATCTTTACGCAAACTATTTTAGTTTTAAAATTGAGCGTGGTAGCGATCCTCTTGAGTTGATGGTTCAAAAGGCAAATCTTCCTGGCATAACCGTTCCAGATCAAGCCCAACCGACAATCTTTGGTACAACAGTCCCAGTACCAACAATGACAGTTCAATATGAACCTTTAGTTGTTGAGTTTATGGTAGATAGCGATCTTGCAAACTGGAAAATTATCTATTCTTGGATGAGAGATATCACAAATATTCAAGATGCAACCAGTTATGATTTAACATATCAAAGTTGGCATTACAGTGGTGCTTTAATATTGCATCCAACTATTGGTTGCGATACTCCCAACCCAGTATTAACAGTAAAATTTGCAAATTTAATTCCAGTAAGATTATCCGGATTAATTTTTCAATCTGACACCGCAGACGCCCCGATTATAAAGGCATCTGCAACATTTAAATATTCTTATTATGAGCTTACTCCAGATGCCCCCACAGAGCTTGGGGGGGACTATAAAACTTAATTACGTATAGTCCGTAGGGTTGTCCGACCAGCTTTTGGGATCTTCTGGTGGGTTGTCTGGTTTATATGGCATCTTAGTGGACTCAGGTTTCATTATAGAGCGTTTCTTCTTCTTGGATGGAGGCTCAGGCTCTTCTTCTACGGTGCCCGTCCTGGAGGATTCTGGCTCGTCTTCGTCTTCGTCGCCTATATCTTCGCCTAGATCAGCTAAAATTTCTACACCCTCATAGCTGTCCATAAGGTCATTTACAAAATTTACAAAATCTTCATTTGTAAACAAGTCATTTAAAAGTTGTAAGCCCGTATCCACGTCCACCATGCCTTCTGGCATACTATTTTGAATAGATTTTGGATCGGTTTGAACAGCCATAAAATAAATTTCATACATTTTTTCTAATTCTACAGAGGGCTGTGCTACAAATACAATTGCAGATTTGTTTAGTGTTATTTCAAATGATTTAGTAGAAGCAGCATAATTAGTCAATTTAACAAATTCGATGGGATTTCCTTCTGAATCTTTTCCCATATAATTTTCTAATTTTGCTGGAAACTTAATTACTATTCTGTCAGGCATTGAATCGCTAACAAGACCTGCGATTTCTTCTCCTGTTAGGAGCTTAACAACTCTTAATATGCCCGAGAATGAATTCTCAGGAAGTGA